CCAGCTCATTGGTGACTACGTCATCATCCAAATGTATTGCTAAGTATGTGTTATGCAAAGATCTGAGTCACGAACCAAGTATATTGGCATAAACGTGCCGAACACAGGGCCCCTAGTTTTAGTAAACTGGGGCTCAGGTTCGCCGATCAAGCCTACCTCCCAAATGGGTGGGTTTTTGGCCTCGGAGGTTCCTCTCGCTCAAGGCTCCCTTGTGGAGTCATATGAAGAGAGGTCTCCTACGGTTGAAACCGAACAGATGAGAGGGAATACTCGTGACTTATGGAACTATTTTGAGCATTATAAACGCTCTAATAGTTTCGCGGACGCTACCATTGCTCTGCATACTAACTTTTATCACCCCTACTACCTACATCAGTGGGCAGCAAGGGGGAAGTTATGTTTGCACGACTGGCAGTCTACACAGCTAGGGCCTATAGACAACCCTACTACTGGGTTGGATACAGTGTATCAGTATGATGCCATAACGGGGACCTTCGTTAAGAAGATTCCGAACATTGACAACATAGTCAAGCAAAGTCTTCAGACAATGCTTGGAGAAGTACGTCCTCAACAATCAGCTCTCAACAATTTGTGGGAGCTGAAAGATATGAAGACTCTTCCTAATACAATTCAAAGGTCAGAGGCAGCTTTAAGGACACTCCAAAAGAGTTTCCCAAAAGTGCTGAAGATCTGGAAGTTAGCCAATCTCAAAAGAGGTGGCAAAACTTTCATTGAATTGCTCGGTGCACTCTCGGATGTATTCCTTCAAAAGGAATTCAACCTCGAGCCATTGATCAGAGACATCACGGGAGTCCGTGACGCCCTCAGATCGGAGCGCGAGCGATTAGCTAAGCTAATTGCAAACGCCGGGAAGCCGCAGAGAAGGGACTATCGTCTCTCTCTTGCTTCGTCCTTCAAATTCAGTCAAACGACTGCGAAGGACTCATCGGGTTATACCCTTATTCGTAGGCGTTGTGCCATGTCGGCACCTATGTCTACGCGTATTGTAACATACCCGATCGCCGAGTTCCATGCACAGATTGAGTATACTTATTGGTATTCTCAATGGCAGCAGCAAAACGCTGCTGTTCTTGGCATCTTAGACAAGATGGGGGTCATGTTTGACCCTTCTATCATCTGGAATGCCATACCGTGGTCGTTCGCAATTGATTGGGTTATCGACGTAAGTCGGTTTCTCAAACAATATCGGATGGCGAACATGGAACCTCTCACCGTAATACACAAGTTCTGTTGGTCGCAGCACGTACAACGACAAACGAAATGTATGCACCAAGTGGTGCATTCAAATCCAAGTCTAGTACCTGCTACTCCCACAGTACTGATTAATACCTGCCTTGAGGATGCGTATGTACGCTCCCCTTCTGGCTTGAACATAACTGCTGCATTAACTGGCAGTGGGATAAACCCGAAAGAGTTTATCCTGGCTTCTGCTCTTTTCTTCTCTAAGAAAAGGAAGTGAGCCTCAGTGTCAATCCTAGCATAGAGGGGATTTTTCCTCAATGTCCGTGAGCAACGGTTTTGCTTAAGTATAGTTAGTAAATAAGCATGTTTCCGCAAACACTAAACACGAACGAAGTTAAGAACTCTGCAGGCGTTGAAATTGAATTTCAGCGCCTCGGATCTTCGGGCCGACAACTGGACTTCTACCAAATCGGTGAAAGTCCAGCCTTACCACACCGGAT